GCGTCCATGATTCGCCGACGTCGATAGATAGCCCGTCTAACTCTTCATGCGATTCGCGAACATCGTCGTCGCGTTGCGATAGCCAGACCATAGCGAACCGTTTGTTTTCGTCCGGCTCGCGTTTGTTGACCTGCCTAATAGATTCGTTCTGTACTACCGTCGATTGCGCCCGTACGGTTGTCCGTGCAATCGTTGCCGCGCGCGACGCTGTTATGCTTTCAAACTTGGCTGTAATCTTTGACGTAATCGCGTCCACGTCCCCGGCGTTGTCCTCTGCTATCTTGGCAACTTCCCGCTTTAGCGTCTCACAACTTTCTTTCATCATCTTGTTTGTTTCGAGCGATTGCGCGCCGATGATTTCGTCTATCGCGGATTGGACCGTTGCAAGATCGACGTTTGCGCTAGTGATCGTCATTTCGATAATCTGCCTAGCTAGCTTGTCACGTACCGCCTTAGTTGCGGTCATGTACCTGTTTACTAGCTCTTCCACCTTGATACCATCGGCCGGGTTACCGCGGCCGGAGCGCGCTTTCTTTTCCGCGCCTCGCTTGGCCGAATCCATCAACTCGACTACAAACGGCTCCGTTTCGGATACCGAACGTTTCAATATGCGTTCTTCGTCCTGCCACGATTTAACGGCGTAACCTTCGTCCCATTTGATACGGCCGCCTATCAAATCAAATTTCATTTCGGCCGGCGCGCCGCCTGCAACTTGGCTATCCGGTCCGGCATCGGCGGCAAATCCAAAACCAGTTGGAGGCGGAACAACTTCATACGCGTACTTGTCTCCATCTTCCACGGGTTCGAATCCCAAACGAGAACGCGTTTCATTCAAGGTAATTACGTTGGCGTTGAATTCTGCAATGACCGGATAGATAACCGAATCTACATCCGGTTGCAGGGCCTGTACTTGCGTCGTATCGAAAGCAAGTTGAATACCAGGGTATTCCTTGCCTAGTCCTGATTCTATTTGTTCTTCTATGGAGTTCCAAAACGGGACGCGCGTGAGCGTCGTGTATTCGGCATATGCCGTTTGAAGGTTTGAGTAGGTAGATACAGACAGGCCGGCAGATGATCCGATAACGGCCGGATGAATACGAAACGCCGCGCAAATAGCGGCCTCTAATTCGCGTATTGTTTCGGTCGCTTGAATTTGCTTTGCGTCCAATCCCATTTGGACGTAGGACATTCCATTAGCCAGTACCAACGGCTCCGTACGTTCACGTCCTTTTGCATCACGGCGCTTTTGTAGCTGTTGTTTCAACGACGCAACCGTACCCGACGGTACTTCGCCGGGCGCCGTCAAAATACCCGATGGCACCATGTTAGACGCAACCAGCGAATAAATAGACGATTGCAGTTCGTTGTAGGTTTGGATTTTATCCCAACAAACTTCGATCGGGCTCATTCCCATATCTAAGGCGAGCGGGTCGATATACAACGGGTGTCGAAGTTGGATTACGTCCGTTGCTAGCCAGTTTTGCGTCACGCCCTGCGAGCTGTATTGATAGCCAATTATCCAGCCGTTTTCGTCGCGTATTGGCGCAACGTGAGCGTCGCCGTACGGAAGAAAGCCCGTCATATTGCCCATTGGACCGCGAACGATCTTTATATAAGCGTTGCCAGACAATGACAGGAATTGCCAACATTGTGCCCAAAATTGCGCCTGTCCCATGTACGGGTTCGGGCGGCGGAACATGACCGATAGCGGATGATTTAGATTTACGGCGCCATCGTCATTTGCTACCCCCAATGGCGCCTCGTTCATCGTCGACGACAAAAGCCCGACGCAACCGGCTACAATCGGATTCGCTTTGTACCCGTTTTGCACATGCAATAGGTAGGTGCCGCGTTTTGGGTATGGAATCCGACCACCTACGGAGACACCGGCGGGCGAAAACATACGCTCTCTATTGGCCCGCCCAAATGCCGATTTGATACCGTCGAAAATGCCCATTTGATAGGGTTAGATGTCGATAACGTAGGATAGCGAAAGGTGGCCGGTAACCGCGTAAACAAGGGCATCTACCATATCATCATGCCCCCTGTTTCCACCGTCAAACGTAAGTAGTTGCTCGGTAAACTCTGCGGGTAAGTTATGCACGTGACGAATGAATCCGTGTTCGTATTTCCCTGCTATCGGAAGGAACCGTGTTAGCTTATCGCGGCCCTTCGGATTGACGCCGGAAACCGTCAACATTGTTTCGGCCCTTAGCTCTTGCACCATCGCGTCTTGATACGCTACGTTCTCCACACAAACCTTGATAGCGTTCCACCGTTCTGACGTTTCAATAATCTTGCGTTTGGTCTCTTGAAACGACCACTTGCCACAAACAACATCCACTACCCAAAACGTTTTGTCATGTTTGCCTACAACCACAATAGCCCGGTCGTCCGCATCGTTCTTCATACTGATAGCCAAGTCAACGCCGACCACGTATTGCGTCCCGTCCGGCGGCATTGCAGACAGTTGTAGCCAGTCTTTCCGCATGACGCGCCCAATGGCGTCAACAAATTCGCCCTCCAATTCCTGCCTCGCTACGTCGGACGCGTAGGATTCGTAAAGCGATTCGACGTACTCAGTTGGAAGGTAGATGTTGTCTTTGGTCCGGGCGGTGATAACGTCGTAGCCAAACGTTCGCGATCTGTATTTGCGGTCGATGCGATCGCGTACCCAGCCGCGCCCGGATAGCCCGTTGGCGCTCGTCGTTATCCACGCCTTTTGATACGGCGGCCGGCGGATACGGCCTAACATTACGTCCCATGCTTCGGCGGCCATATAATCCGCTTCGTCCATGTAAAACCAATTTAGGTTGGGCCCGCGCATCCGGTCCGGTTGATCGGCCGATCTCCAGAAGATGACCGAACCGTTTTTTAGCAACGTCGTGTTTTCTTGTTTGTTATGCTCACGTACCCACCCGCGGTAGAGTTCAAAGAACGTCCGTTGTGTTGCGTCTCTGAGCATTGGATACGTCGGGGCCAATACCGTACCGTACGACAACGCCGGTTGCCGGACGATTTCAACAACGCCCGCCAACGTCTTACCGGAACCGATACCGCCAACAAACGCCCTAATCCGCCGGTCCGATCTCCAAAACTTCTGTTGGGCCGGTAAGGGGTGCGGTATTGTTGTTGTCCTTACTGCCAATTATCACCTCAAACGTATCAAAGTTGGTCTCGTTCGTCATGCGGTCGGTTTGGTCTAGCTCTTGTTTGCCCAACCAAATGAGCATTGTCTTATCGCCCTTCATTGCGGATTTCCATTGGAGATTTCGCAGTTCGGCCCGGCGTTCGGCCCGTGCCAAATCCAACGTTTCCTGCAATCGGCGGTTTAACGTGTCAACCGAACATCCTACGATCCGGGCAATGTCGGTATCGGGATTGCCTGCAAAAGCCAGCTCATAGACCTTGTTTTGGTCAATCTCGATATACGGTCCTCGTGGCTTTCCAACTGTTTTTGGCGCATCTTCCGCATTTCGCGTATTCATTCGTCCCTCACAATACCCGTTTTTGCCGTCTCCCGTGCCCGTGGTTGCGTTTTTACGGGTCCCGGCGTGTCTTTCCCTGCCTTTGGCTCAAAAAGCGCCTCTAATGCAATTATACGGCCTTCGTCGATATTGATATTCGCGTAAAAGGGCAGTAGGTCAACATAGCGCCGAAAATGCCCGTCGGTTTGGTAGGCGTTTTCGCAGTTCTCTATGCCGTGGCGTATGGTTGTCCGGTGATGATCAAAGTAGCCTGATAGGAGTTGATAGGGCAATCCCCACCGGTTACGTAGCAAAAACCACGTGATCTGCTGTGCAAACAACAAATCGTGATCCCGTACCGAACGTTCCCGCATAGTGGCGCGGTTGATCCGGTGAACGTCTGCCATTGCGTCGATTAGTTCGTCGATCCGTGTCGATAGCGTCATGCGGTCGGAAGGTGCTATCCGAAACTCCAACCGTTTCGGGTGGGTATGAACACGAACCCGTCCGGCCATTGCTTGCGATGAATACACGTACTCCGTTAGCTTATCGGCCGGTTGGACCGAATCGGCGTACGCGTTTGTTTTGCGTCCGGGCTTTTTAGGCATTGGCTCCCCGCTCGGATTCGGCCCGTAATTGGGCGGCGCGCTCGTTGCGTGTTGCCAGATGATGCGCGTGTTCGGCCGGGCTATTGCGCCAATCGTCAATCCACGGCGTATGCAACTTCCAACCCCATTTCGGTTCGTAAACCGTAATGATCTCCAAAGCCCACCATTTGCGCGAGGCGGCGTCCAAAATCTCGCGCGGGTCTGATTGCGGTTCGGTGGCAACCTTCGGCGTATGGCGCGCGTGAGCGGCCTCGTATGCCTTCCGGAATTGCTCTTCGGTTGGCGTAAAGTCCGATAACTGCAAAATCGGGTCTTTGCCGCGGTACGTCCAATCCCCGTATTTCAACCACATTTCTGCGCGTTCGGCTTGGTCCGGGTCATAGTCCATCGAGGTCAGTTCGACGAAAAGGTAACTCAAGACGTGTTCCGGGATTTTCATTTGCCGGCCCAATTCCAAATGAGCGGCCATTGCTTTGAGCCAATTCCACCGCTGTTGTTCGTTCACCTCCGCCCGGTCGCTCCAATTCGAAGAGGCGGCGGATACTATCCGGGCTTCCTGCCTCCAAATGTCGATGGCCCGTTGTTGCTTTGCCATTTGCTAGTGTCCTTTGGTTCGTTTTGTTACGGCGTACCCAATTCCGGGCCGCCGATTGCCAATTTTTCATTGGCGCTTTGCCTGCAACCTTCCACCCGTTGGATTCGAAGTGATCCCAAAACGTAGCGGCATCCTCCGGAGTACTTCCCAATTCGGCAAAGTACGCCGTTGTTTCGTCTTGGGAGCGCGGGCGCGAACGCGAGTTCGTGCCCTCTTCTACGTTATTGTTTCTTTCTTCTTTCTTCTTTCTTCTTTCTTCTTTCTTATGATGTTGCCCCAAGTGTGCCCAAACTGTGCCCAAACTGTGCCCCTCTTCGTATTGGGGCGGTTGTATCTCGTTGCAACTCAATAACTTAAGGTGTGTCGCTGCTGTGCCCCTTTTTACTTGTATGATGTCGGCAGAAAAACAATGATTAAGGAAGTTTCGGACGCTCTTTTCAGTCGTATTTGACCGCTCCGCAAGTGCCCGAATAGACGTCACCATCTCGCCGGTCCCGACGGTTATCAGTTGTCCCCCCACCACCATAGTCGAGGGTCGGTAATTGACGCCCCAAACGATCGCCATATAAATAGCAACGTATTCGGGCTTGCGGGCTATCCAAGTGTACTGAATTGACCTATCCACCTTTACCCACCCTTCGGTCATAAATCCTCGTCAAACAACGTCGGTTCGGTTACAATCTCTTCGCCGATGCTTTGGAGATTCAATACGGCCTGCCGATAATACGACGATTTCAGTTCGGCCCCTATCGCGCGCCGACCGTTCAAAACAGCGCCGTAAACCTCAGAACCAACGCCCATAAATGGCGTAAATACCGTCTCGCCCTTGTTACTGCGGAGTGTTACCACCCGTTCAATAACGTCCAATTGCAACGGGTGTACGTGTTTTTCGTCATCCGGGTCCCGGCTGTCTCGAAACGGTAAAACGCGGTCCATCCTTATATCGTCCCAAATCGACGAAGCATAGCGGCGCCAAATGTTATGACTGTACTTGTTTTCTGTCTGCTTACCCTTCCAACCTTTGTAGGATAGGCAGTCGTCCGGTAAAGGTGCTTCACCCGCGTAAAATTCTAACCCTGTCGGATTAGCTACCGGTATTGGATTGTCTCCAGATTTACGAAAGATCAGCATATAATCAGCGCAGGCAACGCCGGCGTTGGTTGCATCGTCAACAATCGTCTTGTGTGCAAGGTTTTTAGTCATTGTCCTATTTCGTACCCATAGCGGCTCTTTCCAAATCGTATGACGCGCGATAAAATGCCAACCGCTCGCCTCGTGGCAACGTATGATTTCGCCCGGAAGATCATACAACGCATCGCGTCCGCTATTGCCTAGTGGTATGTCCGTGCAATGGACGGCCGTAATGCGTCCCGACATTGTGATACGGTGCAATTCTTTGACAACGAATCCGTAATGGTCAAAGAATTGGTTGTAGTCTGCACAATTCGAAATATCGCGTTCATCTGAAGAGTAGTGATATAGTCCAGCGAACGGCGGCGAATAGACGGAGAGATGAATAGATGCGTTTGGTAGGTCCCGCATGACCTCGACGCAATCGCCATTGTAAAGCGCGTAACGGTCCGTAATGTTTTGATCGATTATAGCCATGTC